TGCGGTCATGGATGCCTTAGAGCCACACATCGACCAATACAAGCTGGCAGTATATGTCTGCAAAAAATGCAATTGACAGGAGGAAATTTAATATGTTAACTTACGAAAAACTCACTGGCGCATTCTGGGACAGCATGAGAAAGTCTGCTGTTTCATCCGAATTGCTCGATATGACGAATGACCCATCTCGCCATGTCTGCGCTCTTCCGCGCGACACTGCTACTGCTTACACGGCAGCATTAGCGAAAGAAAACTTGTTCCGCCGCTACGCCACCACAATCAAAGCGCCTGCGAACAGCGACAGGATAATCACCACGGATACACCCGTTGATGCTGAATGGGTAGCTGAAAACGGCGTTATTCCCGAAGCCGACTTGAATGCAACATACCTCGGTCTGGAGATGCATAAGCTCGCCTGCATTTCGATGCTGGACAGTTACTTTGCGTACGACACGGGCTTCGACATTGAGGGCTACTTGACCGGCAATTTCGCCAGAATCTTCGGAAAAGCCGAGGAGGATGCTTTCATCAACGGCAACGGCTCGGACGCTCCGAGAGGGATTCTTCACTCTACAGATGGCGCAGATGTGGGTGTGACAGCCGCTTCTGCAACGGTTATAGCATTCGATGAGGTGAGTAAGCTGTTCTTCTCGCTTAAGCCGGAATATCGTATGAACGCCATCTGGACGATGAACGACGAAACGGCGCTGGCGCTCCGCGAACTCAAGGACAGCGCTGGGAATTACCTGTGGCACGGTACTGCCGATACTCTGCTCGGCAGGCCTGTGGTTATCTCCAACCATATGCCCTCTGCTGCAAGTGGCAGCAAGCCTATCGCTTTCGGTGATTTCAGCTATTACTGGATTGCCGAGCAGGAATCACTTACGGTCAGAGCATTGCACGAAAAATACTCCTTCGCCAATAAAACAGGTTATCTCGGCATGGAGCGTCTGGACGGGCGCCTTATCCGCTCCGAAGCGATAAAAGTGCTCCAGATGGCAGAGTAACAACCACCAGCGGCGCTGTGCCTTTCACACGAGCGCAGCGCCGCCAACCATAACACAGACGGGAGGTGTCGCTTATGGAGGCAAAACAAAATAGCCGTATCACTCGCAAGACCATAGGCGGCACCGTCTATGTTGTGGAATCGACGGCAAGTGATACGGCGAAAGAAACGGCTTATGACAAGCTAAAACGGCTCATTTTGACAGGTGCGAAAAGCCGTGAAAATATATCGGAAAGTTCAAATACATTCCCGCAATATCACTCGACTTCTTCAAAATAGTACGGTAATATACATGATGCCAACTGCTTGAAGACTGTCGGAAATGGAGGATTTTATGTACAGGCAGTCAATATTAAGCACCAGCCGCAGAACGGCTGTAATATCAGAAGCAGAGAAAATAACGGCTCTCTACTGCAGATTATCCCGTGATGATGAGCTTGCGGGAGACAGTAACAGCATCGTGAATCAAAAGGCTATTCTGAAAAAGTATGCGGACGACAACGGATTCCGCAACACCTCGTTTTTTGTCGATGATGGTTTTTCGGGAACAAACTTTGAAAGACCGGATTTCCAGCGCATGATAGCCGAGATGGACGAAGGGCATATCAGTACGATTATCGTAAAGGATATGTCGAGGCTGGGACGCGATTACCTGAAGGTGGGCTATTACACGGAGGTCGCATTTCCCAATGCCGAGGTTCGCTTCATCGCTATAAACAACGGCGTAGACAGTGCCAACCAGCAGGACAGCGATTTTACACCCTTTTTGAACATCATAAACGAATGGTATGCCAAGGATACCAGCAAGAAGATTCGTGCTGTGTTTAAATCCAAGGGACAGTCTGGAAAACCTCTCTGCACGAATCCGCCATACGGTTATGTGAAGAGCGCTATAAATTGTCAAGCTAATATGTACAAAAAGTATTAAATAATAATGTACAATTAATCTTCCTGCTTCATATGATCTTTTAATCTGTATGACTTACCAGTAATTGTTGATACATGACAATGATGCAATACTCTATCTAAGATTGCATTAGCAACTACTGCATCATAAAATATGCTATCCCAATCGTTAAAACTTATATTTGTTGTTAGTATTGTACTTTTCTTTTCATATCTTTTATCAATCAATTGAAAAAACAAATTTGAATCCTCTTTATTGATTGGTAGATAGCCTAATTCATCAATAATTAATAGCTTGTAATGGCAGAAATGTTTTAGCCTAGCCTCTAGTCGATTTTCTAGCTTTGCTCTTTTTAGTTGCTGTAGTAAATCATGACATTTGATAAAATATGTACTTGTTCTTTTCTTTGCTGCAGCAATTCCTATTGCTGTAGCAAGATGAGTTTTTCCAACACCACTTGGTCCTAGAAATACTATATTTTCATTATTTTCCATAAAACGTAGCGTAGCATAGTCCATTATTTGTTCTTGGTTTACTGATGGCTGGAATCCAAAGTCGTAATCCTTGATTTCTTTTATATATGGAAACGATGCAACCTTTATCATTTGACGTGATGCATTAGCTTCTTTAAAATCAACTTCATAATTACTTAGCTTTAATAACCCTTCTGCGAAGGATATATTATTATTAATCATAAAGTCGGATACTTCATTCAAATGTATATTCATCTGTTCTAAACCCAGTCGGCTTAAATTCTGACATAACTGGGTGTATGTACTATTAATAACCATAAAAATCTCCTATTGCCTTTAAATTTTCTTTTGCTATATCCTGTATATTTTTTTCTTTAAATACATGTGATTTTCGAGCAATCGCTTCATAATGTTCATTATAATAATTTAGTTTTTTTGAACTAAGCATATGGATAGTTACTAATTTTGTGCTATAATAAATATGTATGTAACCATCATACACTTGTAACTTTAAGGTCTTACCCACGTATTCTGGTGGTACAGAATACTGGCATCTTTTGTGGTTAACCATACTTGATGAATTAACCTTAGCGCTATAAGAAACGAGTTGATAAGGCTTTCTTATGTTTTCTCTTGGAAGAGGAATAAAGAAAGCCTTTTCTTTTTCTTTATACATAATAGGGATTCTTCCTGTTCCCTGTACAACTTGTGTATTAACACGGTCATTTATGCGTGTAACTAAGTCATTAAGCTCAGAATAGTTTAACTTACCATTATAAGCACGTATTTCATCGAGTATCTTCATAGGAGCTTCTACTTTAGCTTTTGTGCGTGGTCTTCCGGCAATACAAGGTTTAACTTTAAATCCATAATCATTAGCAAACTGTTGAAACCTAACATTAACCTTTCCTTCAAAACTTTCAGTTCTAGATACATCCATAACAGTCTTCATGTTATCTGTAACAATTTCCTTAGGTACACCACCAAAACAACTAAAAGCATCATCCATAAATGATAATAATATATCTTGGGATTTTGATAAAGATAACCTATAAATACGAAACCTAGAATAAGACAGTAATAGAACAAATATATTTACTTCAATAACTTCTCCTGTTGATAGAATAAACGGAATAGATTCTTTCCAGTCTAGCTGTGCCTGTTTCCCCATTCCCGTTTCATATCTTACAGTTACCTGATTTACATTAGAAGGTCTACTTTTGTTGAAGTAGGAATCTAATTCTGAATACTTTCTAAGATAATAACAAAAGTTTACATATGAACCGTTATATCCATGATTATCTAGAAGATACTGATATAGTACTCTTCGATAATAAAATACCTGATGATTTCTATCTGATAAAAGTTCTTCAATAATTTGATAGTATTCCTCAATACAATTGACACTAGTTCTAGTTTTTGATTTTTTAAATCCTTTAATATACTTATCTACAGTACGTCGATCAACCTCCAATTCTCTTGCAATTTGACTTTTATTAACTTTCAATGTTGAATCCTCCATGAATGGTTTTAGTTTATAAAGATCTTCAACAGTTTTAATTTCAAGATCTGTTATGATGTTATTTTTTATAATCATGTGAACGCCTCCTTAATCGTTCACTATCATAACATATGTACATTTTTATTTAATACTTAATGTTCATAATTGATTATAACTTTATACTGGAGGTGCCACGGCAGAC